GTAACTACTTAATATCAACTCTCCTGATAGTAATACATCACCCCAACTACTATCATCAGATATATCAAATGTTATCTTTAGTGCTTCAACCGCTGTAACTGTGTGCGTATTTTCACCAATACTTAATATTTCAGGTTTTACGCCTGATTCATCTTTATCTATTTTTACATTGTTCAGGTTTACGGTGTCGCCTATTTGGTAGTTATCAATAAAAGAATCATCACCATCAGGGATAGTTATATAGCCAGTAGGAAATACTTTTGATTCACTAGGAAGCCTAAGCGTATTTATATTATTAGGGTTTAGTGTTTGTCCTGTTGCATCGGGAGACTGTGTAACGCTGTGTACTTTTTCGTTAATTAGGTCACCGATAATAATGTCAGGCACTGAATTGTTAGGCGCTAATTTGTTAGGGGAATTAAAAGCGTTATATACGCCTGCGCTAGCTCCTTCAATGTCAGAAATTAAAGTGTCACCTTCTTTTATGTCTTCTATTAATAAGTTGTTTCTAGCCACGCAATAATAACCAATCCTTTGCTCTACGTCATCGACGTAATACCAGTATTCAAGCGATAAAACATCAGGTATCATTTTATCTTTACCGCCTAAATCAACAATACGTTGGTTAGGTCTCGCTTTGTTGTTTCGGTCTGACAGTGAATTATTAGGGCTTTGCTGTGACCTGTTAAGGTTTGGCAATGCAGCAGGCTTAACAAGCAGTGTGGCCACCACAAGAACGGCGGCAACAACGTAAGCTATTTCAACGCCAGAGCCAGGCAATAAAAATACACTTACTTCGTTAGTGGTCGCCAACCTTTCAAAGTCTCGGCTTATTTCATGATCTTGGCTTAATGAGCCCTCATACACTGAGAAGTTTTCACCCTGCTTAATATTTGATAATATCCAACCAACGGCAGAGCCATCATAGTTAACAACATCTAGGTTGTACTCTGTTTCAGCATCTTTTTTAGTATAAAAATTAATTATCGCCACAATGTATAGCTCTCATAAGGTTTGATAAAATCAGTAAACGACTCTTTTACTACTTGCTTAAGTTGTCGACAGCAATGGATAACATCATTATTATAAATAAGTCCGCAATGATAAACGCTACCTTTTCGAGTTATCACAATGTCAAAATTCTGCTTGTCAGTAATCAACATTAAACCATGACCTAGTTTTTGCATTTGTGCCGTGATTTCTTTGAATGCGTTAGCTAAGTTACTAGGCTTAAACAATGACGTTTTAATGCCGTTATCCTTGCGAATATCTGCAACATAATCCCAACAATTATAATCCCTAAAGTTATAAGGTGCGCCAATTTTAAAATCAGTCATATTGCACTTCTCAACATTGGAAAGCGTGAAAACGAGAACACTTCGCCAGTTTCATTTGAATTAAGGTCAGGTGCTCCACACTGCATTGTAAACGTGCCTTTTTTCTGAGGGATGGATTTAACTGTATATTCGATAAACTCAGCAGGAGCATCAAGCGCGGTCGATACATAAGCACCATAACCAACAATTATATCTTCTTTGTCACCAAGCGGTATTAAATCAAGCTCATCATCTAGTTCGCTGTTTGGGTCGCCTATTGAAAAGCTAGCTTGTTGATCTAAATCATTTGAGTTCTGCGCGTTAGTTGCTGAAATGTTAGCGGGTAAAAAAGTGACTGTTTCGCCCGTGCTTAATTTGGCGGTTAACGGTACGCTATCAAACACAAAGTATCGTGTCGCTGTCATTTTACTATGACTAATATAAATAGTTTCACGATAGCTCACGTTTTCAGGTTGGCTACTTAATAATATTTGATACTGCTCAAACTCACTCAAAATATAACCCTTCCACAAATGACTCAAGGCCGTTTATTATGTCGCATGATTGCTCGCCATAGCAGTCGTATAATTGGTATAAATTGTCGCAAGCCTCGTTTTGAGATGGCGTAACTTCTGCTGTAGCGGTAAAAGAAACATACCAGTTATTATGGCTAGGCCGATTAGCTTTGAACGTATTAGGCTTTATATAAACCTGGTGTTCTTCAATGCCCGTGCCGCTATCCAAGCTCATTTTAAACGAGTTAGCACCGTGAGCTATTGTTATATCGTAAAACTGAAGTAACGCACGGTAGCCGTTATCGCTAAGAGTAAAATTAAGCGTGAATGGCACAGGCTCCAAGGTGTATTTTAATGATTGGCGAGCAATACCACCTTGCACTGGTAATTGCAGGACGTTAGAGCCTCGACTCATTGAATAAGTCTTATTTGTTAGCGGCTTGATTGACCGTGGAAAGTATTTGTCGCCCATTATCTTCTGGCCTCTAAGGTTGTTGATGCTGCGAATGTTTTTCTTAATTGAGAGTTTGGATTGCCTGCATCAACTGCTGTGGTGTCTCTTATCAATTGGATAATCCTTCCGTCATCATCAACGCTAGACTCTATACTGACGCCGCTTGAGCTTTGGTCGATATTTACTATATTGATGCTTGAGCTGCCGCCCGAATCACCACCCATCAATTGTTGCATTTGTTGTTTTGTACGAATGCGACTTGATGAGCTAGGCGTTAATATCTCTAAGTTTCCACGCTCCGCAACCGTTGATGATTGACCGGCAGATAGCGAACCACCTTGCTCACGAGCGGCTAACGGCGCTATCACAGCAGTACCTAGGCCGGCGGCGGCAGTACCGGCAGCAGCCGCAGCCTCAGGAGCTAAAAGCGCACCACCGGGTAATAATAAAGTTGATGCAAATGAATTTAAACTCGCCATAGCCACTGTGGAAGCAACCTGAGCTGTCGTGCTCGCTGCTGAAGCCGCAGAAGCAACCTTGTCAACTAGCAGTTGATTTACCAGTATATCGATACCTGATTTTATTACTGATGTCGCTATTCCGCGCATGGTTGTTTTTAATAGATCACCCATATCAGCGCCACTTGCAGCAGCATCAACAAAACCATCTGACACAGACTTGACAGAAGCCAATGCATCATCTTTTCGCTTAAGCGCTTCAGCATCATTTTTCTGTGCGATAGCGAGTCTTGCTGTATCAGCATTTAACTCAATAGCAGCCTTGGCGGTTAAAAAGTCTTGGAAGCTTATTAATTGTTGCGCGTAACTGTCAGCAGTCTTTGTAATTCGTGCTGCCTCTTGTGCATCAACAGCCTGTAATTCAGTGTTATTAAGATTAAGTATTACCTCAAGCTCTTTTTGTGCTGCATATTTTTGACGTTGAATTTTCGCGTCAGACACAGCTTTTTCTTTTGCTGCTTTTGCGTCACCTTCTGCTTTTGCTTCTGCGGATATTTGCTTTCTCGCTGCCGCTTCTTTTTTGAGCGCATTAGCATTTGCGATAATCTTATCATTATCTGTTTTGATTGCCGCCTTTAGTGCCTCATCATATCCTTGAACTTCTCTCTTTAAATTACTAACCTTTACTTGTAGATTTCCATACCCACTTGCTGATTTACTCATGGCTGATTCTAGCTGTGATTCGGCAATAGAGAGTCTTTCCGCTGCGTCTAACCTAGCAGCCCATACATCGTCAGAGCTATCACCGGCAAAGGTACTCGCTAATTGTTTGGCTGTAATAGCTGCACCATTAACTATTCGAGTCCATATCTCTAATGAGTTTGTACTTGCTGCGACATTGCGCGTTAACTCCTCCCAGTTTAGACCTAGTGTGTCAATTGCGCCTGATAAGGTTTTGCTTGCTACAGCTTCAGCAACACCTCCTACCTGCTCTTGAACTGCATCAAGTATTATTCCTTGTGCTGCGAATACGTCGCCAGTTGCAACGGCATCGCGAGCTAATTGTTGCTGTGTTTCTGACAATGTTACGCCAACGCGGTTAAGTGCAGACATACCCTTAATTGGGTCTTGCTGTGCTTTACCTAGCAATACAGCGCTTGATTCGATCGAACCAAACCCTGCTTCAGCTAGATCTTGAGATAGCCTGATTGTTCTTTTGAATTCGCTACCTAACACTCGGTTGAATGTTAGTAATTTGGCTTGTGCTTTTTGTACTGCATCAACACTAGTTAGAGTTGCTAATGCGATTTCTTCAGCTTCAGCACGTAAAGCCTCACCCGTAAATCCAACGCCTGCACCGGTAGCTTTTATAGTTGCATTAACGCGCTTAAGGTTTACATCGTATTCATCTAGTGCGGACACACCCTTGATAATAACAACACCTGCGCCGACAAAGGCAGCTGCAAACAATGTCATTGCGGCAGTGCCAGAAGTTAAAACGGTTGTTAGGGATGATACGCGACCAGAAATAGACCCTAGAGGCCCATCCAGTAAGGCTATAGATGCGGCAGAATTCTTTCCGAAACTCTTGAATTTTTTCTCCGCGCGAATAACGTTAGACTCTAGTTTTTTAGAGTTTTTAGTTAAACTCTTTAATTCAGAGTTTGCTTTTTGCGTTCCTTTAGTTGAAACGACAGCGGTTAGTTGAGCTGTTGGCATTGCGGCTAGCCTTATTGGTTACTTGTTGACATTATAATACTTTTTGCTAAGCTTGTCTTGTGCCTAGGGAATGCAACCCGAAAACCTGACATCTGAACAGGCTGGCGCAACACTTCAATTCAGATTAATTACTCAGAGGTAATTGTTATGTTTATAGAAATCCCTGCAAGCAAGCTTTCAATAATACAAAGAAGCCTAGTTCAAGGTATGGGCGTTAACGATGCCAAATACATGATATCAACAAAGGGTGGATACGAAAAACAAAAAACATGCCCGTACTACAAAAGATGGTCAGGAATGCTAGAGAGGTGTTATTCAGACAAGTATCATGCAAAAAAACCCACATACAAAGACTGCACGGTATCAGATGAATGGCTTTTGTTTTCTAATTTTAAAAACTGGATGATCAAGCAAGAATGGAAAGGGAAAGAGTTGGATAAGGACATATTAATTCAAGGGAATAAAGTTTACGCACCAGATAGGTGTTTATTTGTTACGGCTGACATGAACAGGCTAACAAGCGGAAATTGCGCTTCTGGTGCTACATACAAAGAAGGCATAACTTGGTGCCCAAAAATAAATAAATTTAGATCTAGATTGTGCGTTTATGGAAAAAGAAAACACCTAGGTTATTTTGCTAGCGAGTTAGATGCTCACTCTATATATGTAAAAGAGAAATTATTATACATAAAGTCAGTGGCTGAAAAGCAAACAGAGCCATTACGATCAGCCCTGCTCGATTATAAAGTTAGCTAGAATGTTTATTGAAAATGCTATTCATTGAAAGTATAGCGCTAACTTCCCACGGCTCAAGCTCTAAACCTGTTAGTAATGAGTTGTAATGTATATCTGAATAACTCAAATCAGACTTGGCCATTAATGAGAATTCACCATCATCATTCGGTATCCTATCGAACCTTAACCCGTAAAACATATCATGCAGGTATGATAACTGTGCAGGTAGCTCAACATCATCTTCGGGTATATCTGCGCCCATCGCGCGTAAGGCTTTTATATGTTGCCCCTCTGTTCCGCCATGTGGCGATGCTCTCACTCCTGAAAACACGCTATCCACATAGAGTAACAAGGCATCTACTTTAGCAGATAGTTATTCGGTGTTGCTGCGTGGGCTATTACACCTAGCGCAATGCCTTTATTTTGACTTAATAACTCTTTAGCAGCTACCAAGTCAAAGTCAGCAAATGACCAATCTGAAATTAACGCTAACGCCAAATTGATTTCGATTAACTCTTTAGTGTCGCGCTCGAATTCAGCCTTTTCAATTTTATCAGTTATTTTTTCTAGCGCTTCAGCCATGTCAGCATAAGCAACCTGGGCAGTAATTCTATCACGCTGTACTGATTTAGATTCGATACCCTTAACCATTAGGTGGCAGCCAGTATCTTTACCATCAAATAATAATGGCATTTTAGTTGCGGTTTCGTTTAAGTCTTTCGTCATAAAGTCAGCGAGTGTAAATGCCTTAGCTTTGGTTGTTTTAGCTTTGGTTGTTTTAGTAGTCATTGTAATTACCTTTTATATCCGTAGTCCGTTTAATTGCCAGGTAGCTGTACGGACGGATAACTACCCTTTACCCCTTGCGAGGTGGCTATTTATTTTAACAGTTATAAATATTAAATGAAAATAAAGTTAAACTATGTACACTTTTGTATTGACACTTATGTCTAGTGTGGTATTATTACTTCAACAACGCAGCAACTAACGGGAAATATAAAATGAGAAAGATTATTCAATCAGTTAAGAGCTACCTAACTCTTAAACTCCATTACCGATGCTTTCGCGATGTTGTTAGTGGTAATTATGTAAGTATGTATATTGACTGTTATGGGGATTTATACATGAAAGATGATAGATGGTCTTTTTTTAGCGTACCTAAAAGGAGTGCATAAATGAAACTTAAACAATACATAGAACAGCAGCACAACGGCAACCAAGCAGCACTGGCGCGAGAACTTAACACTAACGAGAAGCAGGTAGGTAGGTGGCTTAAAATGGATTGTATGGTGATTAATGGCGAGATATGGCGCAGAGTGCAGAAGCATAAAGACAGTGTGCTCGCAACTATCGCGGCATTAAAATAAAGGAGCTAAGCAATGACAACAATAGTATATGACCATAAAAACAAACAAATAGCATGCGATAGTCGCAGAACAACTGGTGAAACAATAATTAATAGTGAAGCTATCAAGTATAAATTAGTAGGTGACAAGCTTTGGTTTATGTCTGGCAGACCCGGGGATGCCGATACATTTATACAGCATTACAACCCACTCCAATCTGCAAATGAAAATATGGACGTTTCGGGTATATTTGTAATACTCGAAGGAGACTGTGCAGGTGGAGTTTACATGGCGATAAAGGATGAATATAACATTTATGCCGAGTGCATAGTCGACCATAATTATGCTCAAGGCTCTGGTGATCAATGGGCGCTAGCCGCACTAGACTTTGGCGACTCAGCAAGAGAGGCGGTTGAATACGCTATGACTAAAGATGTATATAGCGGCGGCAAGGTTCACGTTTACGACATAGAAAAAGCTGAATTCCTATGATTAATGAATTGGAAAAATACAATCTTGATTTAGGTTTAGCTAAAATAGCACTAGAGCAAAGATTAGCCTTATTAGCTAGTTGTGAAATAGCCTTAGAGCGAGAGCAAAATAAACATTATTAAAGTAGAGGTGAGTATGAGTGATTGGAAAGTGGGAGAGATAGCAATTATTGAAGATATAACGGATATTTGCACGGTAGTTGAAAAAACCATGGAGCATTTTGACAATAGACGTACCGTGAGCCGTATAAATGTAATAATGAAGGGTAACCTACATACAATCAGCACCCACATCGGAGGGCTTGTTATTGTAGACGGGGTCACTTATGCATATATGGGCATGACGAACTGGGTGTACAATTTGACTGAAATATATGCAGCTGACGTATAGATGAGTTGGAAAAATACAACCTTGATTTAGGTTTGGCTAAAATAGCACTAGAGCACTTAGATCGAGAGTGCAGAAACATAAGGGAAGTGTGTGATGGGTATTAGAGGTTTATTGGTTTTATTTGGTTTGACTGTTGTTTTTGTGTTGCTAACGTTACTTATTGATCGCAGCGACTTACCTGTTTACATAGCATCTCCGTTAGCAATTGCACTTTGCTTAGTTATTGGTGTTGGAGGGGGTAAGTATGTCAAATAACACAGAGAAACTATTAAGGGCTTTTATCGAGACTGGCGGTTAGGCTTTTAAGGGGTAAGTGATGAAAACTAAAGAGGAAATAAATATGGCGATCAAACATCAAAGTACCATTATTTCAACCCGGTTCGTAAGGACTGAGAAGTTTACCAGTAAGGGTGAATTTAGTAGGTATGGTAAGTTTAAAGACGTGGCTATAAGTACATTATCTTGTGGCCACGCAAAGAGACTGTCTGAAATAAAAGTAAAGGATGATGGTTTTTGTTTTTGTTTTGACTGTAAGTATGAGGATGGTAAGTAACCACATAAAAAGGCTCCATATAGGAGCCTTTTTATTTCACAGCTAAATTAGATAGCCGCTAATTTACTTGGTTGTCTGCTGAATGATTATAGATGATTGACCAACACCACCCTGACCAGTACCCTCAATAGTTTGAGTTACGCTAGATGCACCAGACACTTCCGCAGTAGCAGAAGATAAAAATGCACGTGGGAATGTAACCGACATAGTCCCGTACTTGTTTGACATTATCGAAATAATCTCAGAGTCCGCGCCTGCTGCGAATTTCTCAAGGCTTTCAGTGCTGCACATCATGGCAGCTAGTGAGAATGTATTGGTTGCTCGTCCTTTTTCGATAAATGACGTTTCAGTATCGTTTAAAAAGAATTGGGCGCTAGATTCATTATCATTAGTTACCGTTACGCCTGACACGAACGCAGATAATACGCCATCTGTAACAACTCTAGCATTAACACCATTAAATGGCTTCGTTGCTATCTCGGCTTTAAACGTTGAACCCACTGGTAGTGTGTCAGGGAAGCTCATCCCTCTACCAATAAACGGGAATGATCCCGCTACATTTGAGTTAACAGTTGCATCATAATTAAAGCCAGAGAATTCAACACCCCTTGCAAGTTGATATTGCTCAACCGCCCCACAAGTACCCTTAAATACAGTTAGTATAGAATAGGTTTTACATTCTGAGCCGATAACTATTTGTCTACCTGTTTCCACGTCAGTAGTTGCCGTCTCTACTGTTAAATCGTGGATTATATACGCACCAGTAAGAACCGTAGCCGTGACGCTTGTAATTATAAAGCCAGCAGCGTTACCGTCAGTAAGTGTTGTAAATGCAGTTAATTCACCAATAGTAAATCCATCTACAATAAAGTCGCCTGCTGTTCGTGTATATGTTTTCAATACTGGATCAACAGTTATCTCAATACCTGTATCGGCGTAACCTGCCTGCCAAGTCGAGGACATGGCGCCCTCAATAAAATCATCATGGATAAGTGGTGCAAATTCAACGCTGTATTCGCCATTTACCTGTTGATTTCCGCTTGTTACGTCTGTTATTTCGCGCGTACCGTCAAGCACTTCACTCTGAAATGAGTCCTTTATTAATGCAGGTAATCCGCCAGTGTAAACAACGCGACTAAACGCAGGTGTTTCTGGGGTTACTCCTGCTGTCACTTCTTTAACGTACCACTGTTCTGTAACCAATCCTGAAAATGGATTTCCGATAGCCATAATGTATTTCCTATTTTAAAGTTATTACCACATTATAACCGTGGTGTGTATGTATTCCAATTAATTGTCATGTTGCCCGTGACCCAACCATTACTAACGCCTGCTATATTAAAATCATTAGATGTTATGCAAAGGCACACCCCCTCAAAGTCAAAGCAAGCACCTGTTTTAAATACTGCATTTAATAAATCAGCCATTTCGTTTAAGTTAGTTACCCCTGTATGCGATGGGTAATTGACATCTATCTGGTAAAATCCCTGTCTAAACTCATTCACAGAAAGATCGGCCTCTTCTGTTGGTGCCATTCTAATAAAGCTAGACAGGTAAGGCGTGTCGGTACTTGTTGGGCAATCGATATTCTCAACACATGCTTTAATTGAATTGTCAGCGCTGAATAACCTGTACGGCTTATCAAGTGCCTTTGTAATATTCTCAAATATATTCATTTTGGTAAGTACTTCCTTGCTTCTTCATTTAGTAATCGATTAAACCTCATGACATTAATTTTAACCATACCTGCAGGTGCTTGCTTTGAGTACCCACCCGTTGTTTTCGGTCCATCGCCATAACCGCCAAATTCTAGCTTTTCAATGTAGGGCAAATTATTTGTTAATGTAAATGTTGAAAAGTCTTTTATTGATTTAACCTTGCTATTAACTTGGTTGATTGCATTTGAGCCACTTAAATCTGCAGCGCTATTATTTATTTTCTTGCTTGGCTCTTGCCCTGCAGTGAACCAGTTGCCTCTTGCTCTACCTTCATCAACTGGCGTACTTTGTATTATTGCACTGAATAATTTAATGGTTGTACCTCGCACCGCCTGCTCCGCACCATCTTCAAATGAATCAGCGAATTTTTGAATATCTAATGCGAAGTCAGCCATGTTAATTCCAGCCAAGCACTTTGTTGCCTTCCATGTCATTCATAACAAAATTACTAGGGTATTTATATGATTCAACAAAACCACCTTCATTGCACTCAGCACGATCGAATCCATCATGTCGCTTAGGGTAAACCGTCAATCTTTTTAGTATCACATTAACTGATACTATTCCGTTAACGGTAACGCCATCAACATATGACTTTACGTGTGCAGCATTTACACCCATACCCCATAAAGACTCCGTGTTAATTTCGCAAGCGTCACAGTCAGCCAGTTCTTTAAGCTGAACCTGTAACTCTTTCGGTAATTCATCACGGTACTTATCAAGAAGATCAATCATAGTCTGAACTTTATCCATACCAATCGCATCAACTTCTATTTTTTCTGTTAATTTAGCCATTATATATATAAACCCCAATCTTCTTCGTTCATAATATTAACGCCTTATCTGTATTGCGTAGGCGATTGTTAACGGTTTACCAGTAAAGGCAAATGGCACTATTGAAACTATTGAATGCTCAGCACCATCTAGTATAACCTTATCCTGCGCTAATGGCTCAGTAGCCATAGTAACCGTTAATTTAATATCACCGCTTTGTATCGTAGTTCCGTCTACCAACCCCTGAGAATACGGAACAGCAACGCCTGTTAAATCAATTGTAGCCCCAGGTGTAATTACATCTTCAACTAAAATCGGGTCCCATACTGCGGCACTATTGCGCTTAAGTTGAATTTTATCGTCAACGGATCGCTCGTCAAATTCACCAAGTAAATCAGTAGCAACTTGTGCCATTTCAGCAGCAAAACTCACTTTACACTTTCACTGTACGGATTGATAATGAACTACCAACACACAATAAACTACTTAACATATCGATAGCCTCTGTAATTTCTATTGAGCTGCCTGTTTTTTGATTGTCAAAGTATGAAACTTTTACAGCTCCCACAACCTCTTTAGATGCAACACCAAGCCCATCATTATTAGCGCGAACAGCAACACCGGCAGCGTAATGACTAGCCGCTATAACTTGAGCGTATTGAACTTCTAACGGTATTTCATCTGATGGTATGCCGATTTGATTATAACCAGAACATTTACAAGCATCTACGCAAGGCCATACAAGCGACTGAGTATCTTTTAATCTGTGGCCGTTGAATGAGCTTTCAAATAAGTCTACATATACCGCGCCTTTTCTTAATGACACCTCTGCATCAGTGTTGTCATCAGGCAATGTATATCCGTAATTTTCGGCGTATGTACGCGCATCATCTAGCGAGATATAAGAGTCCGCATTTGATAAGCCTGTCCCATCTGAAACTATTAGTGGCATTTTGGTAAATTCCAGTTAAAAAAATAGAGCTTGTAATAAGCTCTATTTTAGCACAATTTAAGCTTTAGTCACCTTTAGCTTTTTTGTACTGATTTTCTTGCTAAGGCGTTGCACTCTGCAAGTGTCGCATTCTTTGTTGGCTCAACAGTTTTCAGCGTGGCTTTTAGTGATGCAATACTATTCTCAAGTTTTTTAATCTCCTTGAAAACAGCTACGTTATGCGCTTTGTTCGTTAATTTCTTTTCTTCAATTGCCATTTTAAGGCTCCAAATTAAAAGCGGGTTTTTACACCCGCTTATTACTACCCGTTTGTTTGGATAAAGGCAAGCGGTACGTTTTTACGTTCCCATACGCGATCCCAGTTAGCATCATCCGCAAGCTCCGCCAGTGTAGCTGACTGACCT